CTAAACCTTTTGAAGCGCCGTTGTTACCGCCGTTGTTACCGCCGTTATTACCGCCGTTGTTACCGCCGTTATTACCGCCTTTATTACCGCCTTTATTACCGCCCGCAGTTACCGCACCCACAATCGTCGCAATCATTCATGGCCGTTAAATCTAAGTTCGTCTACAACGCCTTTGAGCTTGTCCATTTCCTTCTCATAGAAGTCGAGTCTAAGGTCTTGACGAGCGTCGGCAGGTAATGCGCCCATAGCGCCCCTGGGCCACTGTATCCTGAACTCGCTGTTAAGATGGATGTCGTCTTTAAGGCGAACTAGTTCGAGTTCCAACGCGCTTATGCGGTTTACGATGACACTGTATGACCAGACCGCTGTAGCGATTCCCAGCACCAGTTTGGCGGCAAAGGTCGCGTTGGCCTTGATTTGTGTGTTCTCGTCTAGTTTCACGTATGTTAATTAAAAGGGTAGTTCTTCAGGGTCTTCATCGTCGATTTGATCGAGAAGATCCTGATCCATTTCAAACTCGATTTCATCGCCGCTTGTAAGGTAGTCGATCTTTAGTATCTCAATACACCCGACGATGGTAGCGTGATTAAGGTCATATTCGTCTCCGAAGCGTTTTAGTACCGCCTGAAGCTCAAATAAAAGTTGGTCTGTTTGATCGTTGATAGTCATGGGTTTATGAAATAGACGTAAAGTTTAGGGTTGACGATTTGAAAACTCGATTATACTTTCGCTTTAGCGGACGTATTAATAGGCGATATAAACGCGATTTCATCGAACTCTCCTCGTGATTATAGCGTGATAGAAAAGAAGAAGATTAGAATAACGTTTAATTAAATCTTTCGTCTTCTTACCTTTATTACCGTCGTTTATACAGCCTTTAAATCGAATAGACTTAGAAGATTGTATAACCAAAGTTACCGTATTAAGTCCAAGGCGTTTTAATCGCGTTTATAACGGGGGCGATTAGAACCAAGAATTTGTATGTTGGTTAGTCTTACGATTTAAAGCGGACGACATAAACTTTTCTAATTCTTGGTCTAATAGTTCCGTCTTTCTATCGTTCATGTTCAAGTCCGCATTAGCCGCCATTTGCTGTACCCAATAATTGGTAGCGATAGCAAGCGCGTCTAATCTGTCGTCTTGAAGAAGACTGCCTTTTTCGGCGGTGATACGGCTTAATTGATGTATAAGCATGTACCTCGATTGAGATTCGATAGGGTAGACGAGAGCCGACTGATAATCGTCTTTTATGACGCTTCTATCTATTACCATCTTATGGGCGTTTAAGACGGGTTCTAGGGTGTCTATGATGCGTCTTTCCTTTTGTATGTTATGTCTTACTTCGTTGATGGTGACGGGATGTACGGCGTTTACAACGGGCTTAAACAGTTCGGTAAACATCCCGTCTCCCATGTTTGATTCGATGATAACTTCATTGACCTTGTACCTGGCGCTTATCATCGCGAGTTCCTTCAAGACATTATCGCCGTATCCGCCTTTTAAGCCGCCACAAGCGTGTACGAACAGGAACCCGTTAAGCATCTTTACTACGGCGTATGCAGTCTCGTCCCTACCGCGCCCTGACGGGTCAATAGCGAGTACAGATCCGCTGTATTCCACCATATCTCCAAGCGTTTTAAACGGACGATAAAACCTATCCCCGTTAAAACCGACGTTTGGAAGGTCGTCACAAACGAGTCCTGGTTCTGATGCCCATACGTACTTCTCGTTAGCTACGTCGTTATCAAGGTCATGTACGATTAGATCGTTAACCTTTAACGGGTATCTATCAGCGTCGCTTAGTCGTGGATTAAGGAGGAATTGAAGGGCGTACCCAGATCGTCCGTATGAAAGCTTACGTTCTTGTAGGTCTATATCTGTGAATCGTAACGGCTCGGTAGACCTGCCTACGTTTGTATCGGTGGTAGAATCGTCGATAAAGGGCGCTATAGCCCCGTCATAGACCGTTTGGTTCTTATCGGTACCCACATACTCACTAGGCCATATACGGGCGTTGTAGCCCCTCTCACGGAGCTTATTGTAGATAGAGTCCTCACATTGAGGCGTCCCAAGGAACAGGATACGGGATGTATCGAGTGGTTTGACGATAGCATCGAACTCTTTTACTTGATCCGACAGCTTGTCACGCATCCCTTGGGTAGCGCTGTTATTCGCGACTTCAACGTCGTCAGCAACGATTATGTCCGCACGACTCCCTGTTAGCTGAGAAGTGATGCCCAAGGACTTAACCGAAGGCGCGTGAGAAGCGGGTGCTAATCCGACATCAAAAGAGATCTTAGAGAACCGTTGTCCATCCCGTGGCTTGAGGTGTTCAAGGATGGGCATGTCGTTTATCAGGCGTAGCGTAAACGTTGAGAAGTCGTCGGAGCGCGTTTTAGACGCCGATACAACGAGTATGTTCTTCGTGGGGTCTAGGAGTAGTTGGTGTACGACATAGGCACTACATATCCACGATTTACCGACGCCTCGAAACGCCATGACAATCGCACGTTTAGGCCCGTGTTGTAGGTAGTTCGATATGTCGTATTGAAGAGGCGTTGGGTCGGGAAGTCCAAGGTGTTTCCAACAGACGAACAGGAAGTTCCTGAAGTCGTGGAGTTCTTCTGGTACGTTCACTTAGCCTGTCTGATCGCCTGTTTCTCGGCGTTTGAATCGTCGAATGGTAGGACGTCAGCAAGGTTTCCAAGGGGCGTAGACTTCTCGGTTAGACTGATTACATCGTTGTCCTTGAGGAGTTGTCTAGCGCCGTTAAGGAGTGCCGCGTTGTACTCGCCTGTATCTTGCATCTCAAGGATTGAGTCGCGATAGGTGTCGGCAAGTAGGACTTGTAGTTTCTCTAGTTGTTCTCGTTTCTTCATAATAGTTGTTTATTCTTCCGCTTTTGCTTTTAGGTCTTCCACTTCTTGTTTCAACGCATCGAACTCAAGGAGTACCTTGGCGATTAAAAGCGTGAACTCAGGGTGGTTTTGAATGTCTTGCCACTCGCCACTAGCGTATTTCTTTAAATGCTCTATTGTTTGTTCGTTCATGTTGTTGGATGGATGTTTTTATATGGATGATTAGACGGTAAATTTCCTGTTAGTCCCCACTTGTGAGTGAGGTATCCTTCCACTTTTTCAATATCTGAAGTCCCCAAGGTGGTATTAAAAATCATAAGTTCTGCAAGGTCTCCAACCCATGCCCTTTGGAAAAAGAATCTATCCATCGTAAAACTAGATGCTAGTAAATCTGTTGTGGATTGAATGGCTATAATCGCCATCGATTGCGTATGGTTTGTCGTGCTAGGAGTTACCCCTGTACCGTTATACCTCCATGTTTGATTGTGGGCAGGAGAAAAGGTATCTACCAGATTAGTACCGCTGGAGTGCCAATCATAACGATTGTATTTTGTTTGTGTCCATTGGTAACCTAATATCGGATGATTACCTCCTGTGCCTGTCCGTTTTGACACGATAAATATAGTCCTTGCATCCTCAATATTGTTCCAACTGTGCCATGTGAAGTTGGTGTAACGCATTACAGGTAAACTGTTTTGAGCGTTCAAGACAACCGTAGGACTATTCGCCGTGTAAGACGCATTAGGTGTAATAGTGTCATATACGCTCGTACCCGTGTTCCATTGCTGAAGTGAGCCGTTTCTAGTTGCGTCATTACCAGCTGGGGAATCATCCGTCCAAGTAGCGTCTGTCGATGTAAGACCCGAAGCATCTAGTCTTAGAACCATATTGCTCAAAGTTGATGGGTCAAATAATGGGTTTGTTGAAACCGCATTTCCAAGGTCAGTAGGCAGAAATGTTTTAATGTGAGAAGCGACAACAACAGTATTACTATATGTAATCTGAGCATAGGCTTGTGCGTTGTGGTTGACATTTATTGTAGGCAACTCCGCTGAGTATGTACCATCATTGTTATTAACCACAGTTGCTTGAACCCAATCAATGGTGTTTCCCTGATGCGGGTAGGTATTATCGTGGAAATAATAGACCTCAACACTCGATACATCCGCATCCGCATCGGGAGTAACAGTAACCATCGGGAAACCAGCGTTTGTTTGACCTGTTGGAACGAGACCTTCAACGAGGGTTGGAGGGTCGTACCAAGTGGTAGCTGTGCCTTTTAAATATTTATCTAACCACAATAGAACATTTTGATTGGTATTTGGGTGTTGTGAGTGTGGTACATTCGGTTCAAGTGACCAACTAATGGGCGTTGTGGTTGGAAAATATTTCAGTCCCTCTAACACATAAGGCATTATCCCGTGGTTATCGTCTGTGCCGTTAAGGTAAAGATAGGGTGTATCTGCACTTCTAAAATGAGCGTTTGGCGAAATTGAACTTATATACCAATTATCAGCTTCGTCCCAATTCCCTTTCCTTACATTAAATTCATTCCATCCAGCACCATAATAGGAAACAACTGCTTTAACTCTTGGTTCGGAAATAAGACAGGTGGAAAGTGTCCCGCCAACAGAATGACCAATTACTCCGATATTGTTGTTATCGACTTCTGTTTTACTACGTAAGAAACTAAGGACTCTACGAGTCATTGCTTGCCAATAGTAATAATCTTTTGTGCGAATTGAATCAATGGTGGCGGTATTGGATTCATTCATGCTTGCCATGTCTAAATCCCCACCCGAATTAAAACCATCACCACTCGGATAGACTGTGCGATTCAAGTCTGTACCTGTGGAAGTGTCTTCACCTCGATAATCTAAGGTCATCAAAGCGTAGTCATTACCCGCTAGTTCCGTATTTACAAAGGCAGTATCAGCATTGTTATGTCCGCCATACCACCCATGTATTCCAAGGACTGCTGGAACTGTTCCGCTAGAAGACCGAAGTGAATCTTTGATGGTGTAGGTAACCGCAACTTGTATGTACTTAGTACCCACATTACAGTCTATTCTACCTATCCACTTATAGATTCCATTAGTTGTTTCGGATGATATTTCTGTTGCGTTAAACGCCCCTGTGTCTGGATTAAAATCATTAAATATACTACCTACCTTCCATAATGAGGGGCCGCTAGGAACTACTTCAATGTCACCATCATAGGTATAATATGAATTATCCTTTTTGTAGACCATCGAATGCTGAGAGTGGTTGTTAGGATAAAGTCCAAAACCTTTAGCATCCTTACAGTACGCAGTTGTGCCGTCCGTCTCGGTCGCTATTAAGTTCGCTACGTCGCGTGACTCAATACTTACTCCATTCGATCCATCCGCACCGTCTGCACCGTCCACTCCCGCTGGCCCTTGAAACTGTGCAAGCGAGTTCCACGCTGTGACACCGTCGCCTACCTTCAGGATTTGATTTGTCGTATCAAACGCTGGTTCACCTTCGCTTAATACGGGGTTGGTACTGGCAAAGTTAGCCGCTGTATCGCGCCTTAGAAAAATTCTTCTTACTGTCATGTTATGTGGTTGATGCGTTACCGCCGTTTATCGCTGTTGCTTCTACGTGTTGAAGGTTTGCTCGACCGCCGTCTACAATGCCTACTGACGACGATTCAAGCGCCGTTATCTTCGCGTCTTGTAACGGCTTATCTGTTTCCAAAGCTATTAATCGTTGGTCTTTACTAGACAGCTTGGTGTGTGAGCTTTGTGCCGATACGTGAGCTTGACGAATCAAGTATTCTGGGGCGACGTCTCTTCTGCGGTGATGAGGCATAGGTCTTTACCTTTTCATTAATAGTTCCATCATGCGATCTAGTTTACCGCTCATTTCTTTGATCTTCTCTTCCAACCCGCTCATACGCGTTTCAACGGCGTTGTCGCGCTCGTTCTGTGCGGATAGGTCGATTTCAATCTTAGTCAATCTGTCTTCGTCTTTGTCGAGACGGTCAGCAAACTTCTTAAAGATCCAACCAAAGATACCAATGACGATTGCAAGCGCGGTGTCTAGGAAGTGGGAGAGTTCGTCGATCATTAGGCGCTTATCTCCATTATACTTAAAGTCGTTGACGCAACTCCTCCAAAGATCCGACTTCCAGAAAATCCGTTTAACGTATAAGTACCCGCTGACCCCGCTCCCGCTCTAACTTTAAAAGTCGTAGCTGAGGTCGTACCTGCCGCCATTTCGTGAATTAAAGGCGTTACTAACGGAGCCGTACTGACTCTCACGTCTTCCATGACAGCGGCTAAAGCGTCTGCCGTCGTGTCTTGGAACAACGCCGTTATCATGTTGTAAGCGGATATTTCAGCGGAATGGAAGATATTTGCTGTTATCAGAAGTCTACTCGTCGCGCTTGTTGGCGTTATAGCAAGCGTTATGACCTCGTTTCCTTCGGTGTTCTGAGGAATTGTATCATCCGCGTTCATAATGGTTGTGCCTGTTAGCACGGAAGATACAGAAGTGTGTACGTGTTGTAGAACTTTACCTGCGCTGACGTTCGTCAACTGCGAGCCATCAACAGCGGGTAGCTTCGCGGTGCCGTCGAGTTGAACAACGTTGTTAGCGGCGGTTCCGACGTTGAGTGGAGCGGCTGTACCGAGAGAAGCTGTAGTTGCATAGGTTGATCCAGCGTCTAAGTCGCCGATCATTCGAGAGTGTGTAGTCGTAATTGCCATACATGGAGGTGGTTAGATTTTAATTATGTAGTTAAGGATCATGGTGGGCTGGACATTGTTGTGGGCGGAGGATGCGTCTGCGCCTGTCGTTGTTGGTGTATTTGGATCATACGTGCTACTGTTTCTCCTTTGAATAGAACTACCTGAATCTGAAGTAGTTACTTCTACAGGTATATCGTGGGTGTGATCAGGTAGTCCCGATTCTGCGGCTGTAAGGGTGTGTTCCTTCGCTCCGCCCGTGTCAGCTACAGCGTCTGTACCACTTAATAAGCTACCGCCCATACCAGCGATCGCTCGTCCTTTAAGGTCGGGAACTCTAAAGTGGTTAGCTGTTTCTCCACCTGTGTTGTAAGTAGTGCTTAAAACGGCGAATAAAGCGGCGTATGTACCGACTTGGTTGTACTGAGAACCGTCACATAAAACATAACCCGTTGGAGCGGTAGAACCTGCGTAAGCTGACACTGTTCCTGTGGGTATTAGGCTCGCTCCGTTTACTTTGTAGTCGCCCGTAATGTTTACATCGCCAGTTACAGGGTCAATAGTTAGACAAGTAACGCCGTTTTCACTGTCCGCTTCATCAGATTTAAACAGCCTAAATAAACTACCTCCAGTACCGTTAGCAAAAGAAAAGTTATCTATATTCCATCTGTACCCGTTGGGGTCTTGACTTCGTAATATAAGCTGGCCCCCTTCTGGCGTACCTGTCTGTCTATCTTTAATAGTTTCAATAGAACCGTTAACAGCTAGTTTAACACTGGGGTTATTAGTTCCAATACCAACATTACCGTCTGCTTGTATATTAAAGTTAGTATCTGTCGTGCTTATCTGAGCGCTTGTAATACTACCGTCCGCTATACCTCCGCTAACTACAGGCGTCAGGTAACCGCGATTGATAACGACGATCTTAGACGCGTTTGGAGGTACGCTTGTAAACGTGATGGTATTAGCGTTGGCATTAATCGTATAAGCAGTCGTTGGCTCTTGTAACACACCGTCGATAGCAACTTCGTACATCTCATCAGCGTCAAGAGCGACGCCTGGACTAAAGGTAAAAGCGGCGTTGGAACCGTCGCCTGTAAACGCGTATTTAACAGGCGTTTGAGGCGATCCATTAACCGCTGTGGCTACTTGTGTATCGACATATGTCTTGCTTGTGGCTTCGCTTGAAAGAGTCGGTGTAGGAAGATTAACAATACTTAGGTTCTGTGCATCCCAGTTTGTACCGCCTACTTCCTTCTGTAAGGACTGTTGGTTTAACGCCGCTAACTCCTCGTTTAAATAGAGGTTGTGACGATAAGCATTGTCTTGGTCAGTCTCGTTCAATACCGAACCATTAACAAAGTCTACATAGGGATTGTCTGAATCAGCGTTGGAGTTACGTCTGACACGCACCTTTTGTCCCACGGTAACACCACTAGAGATAAGAACGCGTGTATCAGGGGACGTTTGAATAGTGTAGTTAGACGCGCTTAAAAGTGTGCCATCTACCTCTACGGTGACGTGTGTGTCTTCGAGGTAAGGGAAGTTAAATACAAAACCATAAGCCGCGTTAGACGGGTCTAGTTGGTTCGCTTGAGCGGGATAATCTTCGAATGTGTCTGCCATGTTATGTTTCTTTGTTATTTAGGTAATTTAAGTAAGTCCTCGATGGATTTAGGAGCAAACCTATCAGGCGCTGTTGAGTGGAAGTTAGAATAATCAATACGTTGTTGAAGTGTTTCGTAAGGCCCGTACTTCCTGTAATCCGCCGAACCTTTCTCATTTTCTTTCTCGCTGACAAACTTACTCAACAAGGATCGGTTGCTTAAGAAGCGACTCATCACGATGTCGTCGTAAGTTTTTAATGTGTCATTTAATTGAGAAAGAGCGGGATTAGTGCGTTTATCTGGATTTGTAGGATGAGGAACCGAACCTTGATCACGGAACTTTTGCCAACTTTTGTTTTTAATAATTCTATCTATATCGCGTTTCACATTTGTTTTTCTCAGCTCTAAGTTGTAAGCATAAGTTAAAGTGACGCCATCTTCACGCTTAAAATCTTTCATAGGAATACCTTTAAACGTCGAAGCAGGTTTTTTAATGTCGCTGTAATGGTCGAGCTTAAGGTTCTCATCCCATTCGCTTTCTTCCTTTGCACGGTCAGGGAACGATCTCCAAATCATTTGGGAACCCGACATTTCTGTTTCTATGTCTTCGCCGAAGTGATCGGTCTTCCAGTTCTTAACGCCTGTTCCAAACGCTTCGTAGACACTACGTTCCCAAAAGCCCATGCCTTTAAGATCCGCGACACGTCCGCCAGCTTGATAAAACTTTACTATCTTCTTAACTTGGGCAGGGTTAGGAACTATCGATCCTACAGCTTTAGCAAACGCGGCTGTTGCGATACTTGCGGAGTCGTTTGCTAAGTCTTCAACGTTCTTAATCGCCTGATTAAAAGGCATCTCTTTAACGAGTTGTAATGCCGACGCTATCATTACGGATACCTCGTCTTGGTCATCGTTGAGAATCTTTATACCTTTACGACGCTCTATATCTTTTATCTTCCTCCAAGCGCCTAAATCAGCACCTAAACTTAAAGCCAGCGAAATAGGTATCCATTCCTTGAACGACCATCCAAACATCGTAAACTCTTTCGCTCCGTAGGTGTTACGTTGGTCTTCTGTCATCCACGCCTGTGAACCAACGACAGAACCTCCGAGGTAAGCACCTACGAAACCAGCGGCTCCAAACGTCGCACCCAGTAACTGATCAGCTAAAGCGTCCCTGTTGTACATGATCTTACGTGTTTCAATACGCTCACGTTTCTCGTGCAGTTGATCGATGTACTTTCTTTCGTCCGCTATTGCCTTCTCATCTAAGTCGCCTTCTCTTATGCGTTTATTAGCGGTGAGTAATTCGTTGTCTACGTCCTTTAGTCTCTTATTGTAGGGGTTACCGACGATAGGAGCATTTGTCATCTGTACCGCCCCTAACCCTGGAACTCCTACACGCGCTAATCTGCCACCTGCTCTTAGGGCTACCGTCATAAACGGCGCTATAAATCTAAATCCTAAAGATACAGAGGGATGATATTTTAAATTTGTTATGGGTCGCCAGAATTTACTCAATACCGTGTCAGCAATTGTTAAAGCGAACTCACTCTCGTCGATTTCTGCGGCGTTCCCAGCAAACAGGAGTTCTTGGTTTACATACGATGTAGAGTTCTGTTGTTCTCCCAAGGCGGTCAATACGCGCAATCCGTCGTCGTCTTTCCACCATGAGTTAAGAAGTTCCTGTGCGTGTTCATACGCTTTGTCAGGGTCGTCAGGAAATGATATATGTCCCTTCTGTATCGCCTCTGCTGTTTGTTGTCCTTTAAAGAACTGACGACTAGGTATCTCATCGATTGCAAGAATACTACGCATACCTAATTCATAAGATGTCCACAGCAAGCGTCCGAGAGGTGTATTCGATAAGTAGTTCTTGAGGTTACGTTTCGCTTCGACTTGACGTTCAGCGTTTGCTACGACTTTCTTTAGGTTGCGGTGGTCAATACGTCTGCCATACTGTTTCTCGTCGGTCAGACGATTACGTCCCCCCGCTACCCTTGTAGCACTTTCTCCAGCCTTCCAAGTACGTTTAAACGCCGTAAGCCCGCCTTCCCAATCTTTAAGCATGACAGATAAACCAGCCACTTCCGCCGTAAAGTTCTTCCACGCCATTGGGCGGTTCTTTACTAGGTCGTGAAACAGCGTCGCCCAAGGACGATAAAATTGTTTAAACGTACCAGCGATACCTGTACCTAGACCCGCTGTAGCCGACGCCGCTTGGTCGATCATAGCAAGTTGACGTAGAACTAACGCTTGACGGGCAAAGTTAACAGCCTTATTACCAGGCTCGTCTAACATGACTTTGTACAAATGCTGTTCGACAGCTTTTAAGATACGAACGTTAGACGCTTCCTCGTCCATCTTGGCTTTCGCCCTATCAATGTCTGCTACCTTCTTACGCATGCGAGCTTTAGACTCGTTTATCTGTTTGCGTAACATCGCCGATTTAAGCGGCTGTTGTGGCCCTGTAGGTTTAGGATCTGTTGCCGCCCTCATCTCGCCCATGACTTCACGGGATTCCATTTCGACAGTATCGGCTAATTCCTTCTCAAGCTTGGCGATCTCCAACGCTTCTTTACGTGCGCCTTTATGCCACTTGATACGCTCTTCCCTGTCCTTGATGTCAGGATGTTTTTCCTTCGGGGGTTTTACCGCGCCAGCTTCCGCTTCGACGGCGTCCATATCTCCAAATTCTTTCTGAAGCTGTTCTAGTTCCTTATCGAGCTTCGTAATTGCACGGTCGTGTGCCTTGGCGAGTTGAGCCGCTTGGAACTCAGGCGTCATCTCCTCACGTGCTTTATCAATCTCACGAACACGATCCCTCATGTTCTTCTTAAGGAACGCTATATCTTCGTTAAGCTTCTCAATACGACCAGGAGCTTTGTTATCCGTCTTAGTGGATTTAGTTACTTCCGCCCTTTGAGCGCCTAATGGCCCCGTCTCCAACGCAAGAAGTCTGTTACGCTCTGCTATCTTCTTATCAAGGGTTATCGCTTCCTGACGCGCTTCCTTGTGGAATTTGATCTGCGCTTCCTTCGCGAGTATGTCGGGATGCTTCTCTTTCTTAGGTGCGCCTTCAACGTCGTCTTTTACTAACGAGCTGTCGTCGCCAAACTCTTTACGTAACTGTTCAAGTTCCTTGTCGAGCTTTGAAATCTCTTCGTCATGGAGTTGAGCCGCTGTCTTAGCTTCTTCCATGTCTATACGCGCTTGGTCGATCTCACGCACACGGTCACGCATATTCTTACGAAGGAACGCTATGTCAGATTCTACTTTCTCCAACTTACCAGGCGTCTTCTTCGGCCCTTTAGGCTTTGGTGTTATCTCATCACGCTGCGCGCCTAGACGTCCTGTTTCAATTTTAAGTAGACGGTCACGCTCTTTAAGACGTTGCTCTAGCTTCAAAGCATCACGCTCGTTAGCCTCGTAGAACTGAATACGATCTTTAAGATCTTCTATCTCGGCGTTGGCTTCCGCCTTCTTCGCCGCGTCTTTAGGCTTGAGCTTAGAGTCTTTACCAAAACGTTGCTGAAGTTGCTTAAGGCGCTTCTGTAGCTTCGCTTTCTCTTTCGCTTGTTGCTTCGCTACCTTGTTAGGATCTTGAAGCGTTATGTCAGAGTCGATGACTTTCTGTTGTAAATCCTTACGTGTCTTATCGACGACCTTACGGAGCGTGTTGAGATACGATTTAACTTGTTTAGGCTTTGCCCAATCAGGCGCTGGCCCTACCTCTTGACGTATCTTTGACAGGTCGCCTTCTTCCGCTAGTTCTAAAAGCGTCTCCAAGCGTTCTTCTAAAGCGGACGTTTCCGCCGCTTCTTTACCGCCTGTCTTGTAGAACTTGATACGATTCTCTAGGTCTACTTCTTCTTCCGACTTAACAAACGTTTTCTTCTTTCCTTGCTGACCACCTGTCTTATCGATGATCTTTGCACGTTCAGCTTCTAACTGTTTCTGTAACGATTCAATACGCTTGTTACGTGCTACCTCTGGATCGACAGATTCTTCGGCGTCTTCAACAAGTTTCCTACGTCTCTCTTGTTTGTCGAAGTCTTCCCTTACACGCTTGCCTATCTTCTTACCTTCGGCTTTAGCTTCGGGAACGACGTTTAAAAAGTTTAGATGAAGCTTATCAAGCTCTACCTCTGCGTTACCGTCGATACGTTCCTGTAACGCCTTCTCAAGCTCTCCTAATCTAAAGTCTTCTTCACGCGCACGGGAGGAAGTCCCCATCTTCTCTTCGTCAAATTTAAACTGCCCAGCGTCCATACGTTGAGACTGTACCATTCGACCGCCAGGTACTTTAATCTTATCGAGGACTTCGGTGTTGAGCTTACGAATAAACTTAACTAGGTCTAACGCGTTTTGAATCTGCCCTGTGTCTGCGTTCTTGTTAACAAACACGTGGTGAATGGCGGCCCCGAGTTTCGTTTCTCTCTCGATCTTTAACGCGTTTGCTTCGACGCCTACTGCGGGGCCTTCGGTAGCGGCGTTGTCCTTAAGTGTAATATTTTCAAGACGCTCTTTAAGCTTGTTAAAAGTAACTTCATGTTCGGGTAGATCGGTCGGTTGCTCTGGCGCTTTAGGCTCTTCCGTCTTTGCCTGTGGTTCTTCAGGCGCTTTAGGCGCGGGTTCTTCGACCTTCGGTGTGGTAACTGCGGGTTCTTCAACAGTTGGTTCGTCCGCTTTAGGCGCTGTTACTTCGGGTTCTTCAACGGTCGGCTCTTCCGTTCTAGGCGCAATAACTTCGGGTTCTTCAACGGTCGGTGTTGCTTCAGGTTCTTCAGCCTTTGGTTCTACGACTTCTAAATCGTCCTCGGTATACGGAGCTTCTTCTTTCTTATCTACCGCCGCTTTCTCCAACTCTTCGGCTTTCGAGTTAGACTCATTAATCTCAATGGACGCTTTTTCGTTTAAGTTCTTAGCTTGCTGAATAGTCGCTAGCTTCTTTTCCATCTCACGGATACCAGCCGCTTTACCCGCTTGATACATTCCACCATAGGCCGATACCCACGGGTTAGTAGATTTGACAGGCGCTTTAGCTTTCTCGATCTTACTTACGAGTTCAGCTTCTTGCGCTTCTAAATTCTGTTGTACACGATTGACTGCTTCGGTGGCTTGACCGCGTCCCCAAGCACCGCTGTTACGCCACATATGCCACAAGGAACCAGCGCCTCTAATCGCGGTATTAACGCCGCCACCAGCTACCGCTGACATATAGAAGTCATACTCTTCAAAGTTCTCTTCTTCGCCCATCATCACGGCGGCGGTCTGACGAAACGCAGATTCAAGAACACCAAGAGTAGCGCCGCTTACCATCGTCTTAGTACCGTTGATACCGACGGTTAAGGCTTTAGATTTCCAAGACGCTCCTAACGCGGGCTGTGCAAATTCAAATACTTTACGACCTTCGACGAGTTTATTGATAGGTGTCAGACCAAAGAGTGCGGACGCATAGACTTCGGACAGATGAGTGGCGTCTTGTAATCCGTAGTATTTTCTTACTTCCTGTCCCGCAAGATTAGAAAGCCCCCATATCGCCGCTTCTCCTCCCGCCATCGTCGCCCATCCAACAGGATTAGTCCAAGAGACAGGATTAAGTTTTGTAGCTTTAGACGCCCATTTAGCTCGGTTGAGCCACTTCATGTACGCTAACGAACCACTTATACCGCCTGTCATTTCGACGGTAGCGCCGCCTAGATAGCCTTTTACTTTAGCTTCGGTAGTAGGCTCGGTCGGGGAAGCTTCAACGTTTTTATACACGCCAGGAGCGGCGGGCTTGGGTAGTTGTTGTTCGCTTTGTTGTTGCTCCCGTAGCTTCTTAAGCTGTTCGTAAAGTTCGCTCATATATTAATTAAAGGAGGTTACGTTCAAGACGCATTAAATCCATTTGAGACTGTTCGAAACGTTGTAAATCTTCAATACTATAAATTCCATACGGTAGATATTCTTCTTGTATTTCTTTATCTTCGTCCGTCAACGTACCACGTACATCAGCGCTGTCTTTCTCGATGACCTCACGCCAAGTAGCTAACGTTAGTTTGAGTTCGTCTTCACTACCAAACAGGCGCACATCATCGGCGTCTAAAGGCGGATCAGCTTCAGCGAGCATCGTAGCCGCTTCTTTCGTGAATGCAGTAAATCCAAAGTTATAAAGAGAACGAGCTAGTTGCGCCCTGTCACCGCGCTCTTGCATCGTCTTACGATCATCAACAACGGTCTGGAAACTCTTAGGATTGATGTTGTTGTCTGCGGCTACAAGAGATTCATAGTCGTCGTCAAATTTATAGAAAGGTTGTGAACCTTGAGCTTCAGATCCCGCTTCCTTCATCTTATTGATATCATCTTCTTCTAGCGCGTCTCCCTCGGCTTGGAGTTGTTCTTGTGACAGGCTATTACGGATGCGCATGAAGCGTTGTTTCTCTTGTTCAATAAGCTCGTCTCTACGTACCCGTATCGCTTTCTCACGCTGTTTAATCGCGTCTTCACCTTCGAAGTCATCCGCTATATCCTTGGCATATTCTTGAAGCTGACCTGTTATATAAGTCTCTGTATCTAGGGAGTAACGGTCGCCCGCCAACTCTAGTAGTGCCTGTTTTTTAGGCCCAAGATAAACGCCTGATTGTTGTATAGTCTTCTCATCAGTCAGTGCTTTAATCTCTTTCTTGACGTGACCGCCTGTAAGTTTATACGACTCAGACTTAAGGATGTAAGAACCACGATTTAAGTTACGATCTAACTCGTTGAGCTTGGGCCATATAGTAAAGTTCTTACCTGTGTTCTTCATCCAGTCAGCTACACTTGCGGTGTTATCGACTTCTTCGTGGTAGGTTTGAAACTCATCTTGTAGCTCTGTCTTCTTCTCTCTTGAATACGTCGAAGCGTGAACAGGACGTGCATTTAGTAGTGAAAAAGTACGACTACGGCTTTCGTTTGTACCAAAGAACAGGGCCATCGCTTGTTCACCTCCATCTAGGGCAAGTCCTTTAAGCAAATTATCAAACGTTTCTTCAGGCATGTCCGATTCTACAATCTGATTCTTAAGATCTTCCCACTTGTTTTCATCGACACCCAAGCGTTCAAACACGCGTTCCACGGTATCCAAGGTATCTTCCGATACTATTCCGCCTATCTCTTTATTGCCTACACGTAACCCACGAAAAGCCGCTCCCCACTCGCCTGTAAACTGACGTCTGAGTTCAGCACTAGATGTTTCACTAGCGGTGTTTTGAGCGCGTGTAAGGGTAGAGATTAAACCGTTGATAGCAGTCTTAGCTTTACCAGAACGAAAGATAGGAACGCCTTTTTTAATCTCTAAACCGTACATCTCATCGATCATTGTTTCCGCCGCATCCAAACGTTTGTTAACGATTAGACGTTCTGCTTGTGCTACGAACTCACCAAGAAGTATCTCATTGCGTTGTTGGCGGTCTGTAATCCCCGCTTCAATCATTAGCTTCTCGCGGTTCTTAGCGGCGTCTCTGAGACCCATAGCGTCGATAGGAAGCACGAACTCATTGCCGTTCTCATCGATGCCTGTCTTAACTTTCAGTAGCTCATCTAGTTCAATACCTAGTTCATCGCCCTGTCCCGCCGCTATAAAGTCGTCCTTCTTCTTGTCGTAAGCGGCGAGTATGTCGGCTTTAAACGGGCCTGTTACCGCGTTCCACAACGCTCTTGCTCCCTCGCTTGTAGCCGCTTCGTTACCGACTTGAGCGCTGAAGTCTTCCCACTTCTTTTGCATGAACTCATCAGTAGCGGCGAGTAACGACTTATCATCTTTGTGCTTATCGAGATCCAACAACGCATCAGACTCCGCCTTCATCGACGGTATTAGATCATTGTTGATAGCGCGTTTAATAAGCGTGTTGTTGAACGCCCTGTTCTTACGGTCGATACCAGCGATCTTCTCAAAGAACGTAGCGTCTTGGCCTTTAATGTTTTTATAAATGTCAGCATCAGCGACTTGCATCGCCTCTTTCTCGCCTATCTGATCTTGAAGACCTTGAACAGCGGTGTACTCCCTAAGCGTAGGATTGATCTTCGACAACGCATCAGCGAGATCCAACATCTTATTACTACCCGCCCGTTGAACGGCTACGCTGTATTGACCGCCGCTTTGAATCGTTGCTTGTAGCTTTGGAGCGTCTGCTAGATCGGCGACTTGAACACGCTTGGTATTCGCCGCTTTTACGAGGTCGTCTATTGATGCCATAATTATTTCTTAAGTTCTAAGCCTGTGCGGTACCCACTCACTCCGCCTTGAACGGTGCTTAAAGCGCCGCTTAAAAAGCTGGGTTTGTTGATGGGTCTATTAATATCGATAAGTCTATTCTGTGAGCGGAACCCAGCGTCGGTAAGAGCAAGTCCTGTTTGAACATCTCTCATCTCTTGTTGACGTCCAACGCCCATACGATACTCCGCTTCTTGACGTGTGAAGTCGTCGATTAAAGCGTCCACGGAAGCTCCTGCTACACCCGATTCACCCGCGCTTACAGTCGCCCTAGACATTGCTTCACGGGCTTTAGAAGCGACGTCCCCAAGCTCACGATTGGTAGCTTCCTGTTCCTGGGCCTGTCTCATACGAATAGAAGACTGTTCTTGTAGAGCGCGTTGACGCTCCGCTTCCGCCGCTTGTTGTTGATAACGGGCTTGTTGTTTCGCTTGTTGGCGCTGTCCTTGGTATTGAACGGCGGACGAAGCCGCGCCTACACCCGCGCTCGCTAACGCAATAGCTGTAGAAGTTGAAATAGGTTCACACATAATTATTCTTTGTAGATATAGAATTGTTTATAACCGTCGATGGTGCAGTCGTGGAACGAAGCTCCTAACCATTTCAACCATCGCATGGACAATTCATTGCGTTCCATAACGATGTTAGTCAGGACTTCATAATCCCCTAATACACGTTGTATCCACTCCCTTGAGTGTTTTAGAAAAGTCTTCTTGATAAGGTGCATACGGTGAGTACCAAGTAACCAAGGTACGCCTATGTTTTCATCTTCTGTACCTGCTATACCAAAGCTACCAACCATACGATGTTCTTTTGTCAGGATCGTCCAAGCGTGTGTAGACACCTTGTAAGACTCTTCCAACGCGAGCCGTGGATGTTTACCTAGACCTATTATCTCAAGCATATCCATTGACCGCATATCTTCGTATAGCGCTGGTGCGTCCATGTATCCGTTTGCAGGGTCGATCCTACAGTCGGGATAGATGTATGTTTCCTTATCCTCCATATCGTTTTGATCTTCCATGTACAAAGCTTTCGAACTCAGCCGCTAACAACTTCATCGGCAATGCAGACGACGACTTAACCGTGATGGTGACATCGTCATGTTTAGAGTGAACGGGAAAGCGGAACGATCCGTTGTCCAAGACAAGCGAACCTAGAACCGCGTTAGCTCCGAGTTGAGTGGGGTTAAAAGCGTAGGTGTAAGTGTCCCTAAACTCAGGCGTTACCTCGACGGTAAAGTGTCCTGTGTCAGCGTAGTCAATCGTACCGTTTCTAAGCACCTGTGACATGAAGCTTGAAGCAGACCTACCACCGCGTTCTGTCGGCTGTTTAAGCGTCTGTGTGGAGAACTGATACAAAGCTTCATATTCAAGACCCACGAAGAAATCAGTCGCACTGTAGTCGCCTACAAGCGTGAATGAAGTAGCGTCTACACGGGTGATCTCACGGCGTAGTCCATCGGCGGTGTAAACGACGCTTCCAACGGGATCATACGGCATATTAGATACAGTAGTCTTCTTAGTAGCGGCGTCGTAAGAGCGTGTTAAAGCGGCGCTAGAAACGCGTCTATCAAGATGTAAAGTGTAAGTCTTACCTGTGTCCTTGTGTCCCGCTTCCATCGCCATCTTTTCGAGGTATCCCTCCTTAGTGACGATATACAAGTTAGAATCAATAAAGCCTGTGCCTACGACTTCCTTGGCGAACTCAAAGCGCATCCAAGACGATTGGATCTTCTCTTTGTTATTCCAGAAGTATTTATAGACATACAGGTGTTTAAGGTCGTCGGATGTAGACGCGACTATAACGTCCTCACTAGGCGTACCTACAAGCGTTCTAAGCGACGATCTGACATACGTTGGAACTTGTTGGGTAATCTCTGAAGCGTCAAATATATCGGAGTCTTTATCGACATAGAACTCATACATCCCTTCGTAGCTGTCCCGTGGAAACGAGAAGTAAACGTAGTTAGTAAGAGCGAGAGGTTTGACGTTGGTCGATACGTTATACTCGGTAATAGGCGAGATATTAACGGTCTTAGGAGTCAGAAGATCAGCACCTCGTAATACAAACTGTGATTGAGGACTGAATAAGACAAGCTTCTCTTGGAAAGGCGTTGCATACTTCAGTGTTGAAACCTTTGTGTGCGCGACTCCAACGTCGATAGGAGCGCTGTCTAACAGCGACTGAGTCGTGGTTCTCCAAAAGTTAAAGTATTCATCGGCTTCGGAAAAGATAACAGCGTTGTCAGTCAGGAATCCTAATCGATTCTTAAAGAAGAATACATCGTTGATAGGACTACCTACGAATGACGGTGCTGAGTTGGTGTCGAGATCACCTGCTTTACGTGTAGTCCAATCGGCGGTCTTAATCTTGTAGCCTGTTACAACGCCGTTTACGAGCGGTTCAGGCACGATTTGAATAGGCATTGTAGAGGCGTCGAAATCAAGCGCTTGTCCTTCGGTCTGACCAGAAGCCGATCCATCCTGTGACCAACCTGCTACTTCTGTCCAAGCGCCTTCACCAAACTCTTCGTTGTCCTTTGTCTCAAACTCTACGTAGTAATCGTCTTGGGTAAGCTCGACATCTCCACGCACCTTGACTCTGAAACCATCAAAGCACTTCTTCGGGAGGTCGGTGATAAAATCTACTTCCTTGTAAACAAGACCTAGACCTGTGTTAGCAAGGCCGTCGGTAACGGAAATCTTAAAGTCCGTGTTATCTGATTTACTTATCTTTAATAGACCATCTTGATTAGTGACGTTTATAGACGCGCTAGAAAGCGTGACGGAACTAACGGTAGGTTGCGTAGGAGTGGGAGGAGCTGGTGTGACATTAGTACCGTCGTAAGCTCTCCACGGCATGCTAGGGAAGTAAGTAGACTTATAATACGTTTTAAACACAGGCGTGGGGGACGATGTATAACCGCTACCGCTATGTGTTATTACCACGCTTTGAATAGAGCCACTTGAGGTTACTGCTTTTCCTTTTGCGCCTGATCCCCCGCCGCCTGTAAACGTTACCTCGGTCTTAAATTCCATAGAGGAATCACTAGGATACGGGCTATCAGGAAACGTGTACCAACCACTTCCTCCGTTTCCGTTGCTAATTGTCACACCGCTTACACCGCCCGCTGTTCCAGCGCTGTTTATCGCCGATTCAATCCTTGCCGCTATGACCTTTGAATCGGCGTGATCGGCGGTATCTGAATTTTCACTTGTAGTTGAAGCTTGGAGGTTATCAATGTTAACGGTGTAGTCCTTCTCGTAATCGCCTTGTTTAACGAACACTAAAGCTTCCTTTGCCAACGGCTCAGAAAGCGTAGTTCCAAGCGCTGGTGTGGCTTTCTTATTCGCTACAAAGGTGTAGTCAGCAATGGTAAGCGCACGAAGATCTTTAAGCGGTTCAACAGCGCTGTTTAAATAGGTCTGCGCAGATGCTGAGATACTAACCACAGGAACAGGCGTTCCAAGCGATACGTTAAATATACTTACACTTGTTGTTCCACCAACATTGTCAAAGGTGAATAGATGCTTATTCGTTTCATCACGCTCCACCATGTGGATTAAAGCGTCGTCTTGAAACGTCTTGTTAAGGTTAGCTACATGCTCGGTGTGAGGACGCTTGTTAAGGCCGTCTACAACGGAGCTAAAAGCGTTTACTTGTTCCTCGGCTTGGCCTGGATAACGGAGATTGTCAGGCTGTTGTGATACACCTTGTACAAGATTAGGTACAGACGTGGTAATCAGCGGCATAACAATCAGCGATCAATGACGCGGTAAACGTCGTAGTTATCAAATATAGTCCTATCGGCGTTCTCAGAGTCGCTGTCTACCGCCGTAGCTTTAGCAGTAATCTCATCACGAAGAGTGAAACTTTCAATCTCTTGGCTTCCAAGAAAGCGATTAGCGAATTTACGCGCGGCTTTAACGACGATATAAGAGCGGAATTGTTGAGGAATTTCTTCAAAGGTAAGTTCAAAAGTTATGGATACGTCTAAGTCTTGAGTGAAGACGTCCGTGTGGTTCTTACGATCATACAAAGTAGACCCGCGTTGAACGATGTCTATGTCCGTGTATTTATCTACAGGTGTATCGATCTTTAAGATGTTGTTTGGAAGAGTAAATTTGTTAGAAGCGTTACGAACAAGTGGATATTCATGCTCGGTGTTAAAGTGCCAACCTTCTGCTTGAACCTCTTTATTCACTTCGTCTAGCACGTTTAAAGCCGTTACAACCGATACAGGAAGACTGCCGCTTCCAGCGTTGATGGAGTTGACGGGCGTTTCTCCTATCACCCCTAGCATAGTATTGACTGCTTCTAGCTTAGTTGTAAGTGCCATATAGTTTATTAAGTTAGATATATAAATATGGAAGTGAGAGGGGACGAGGCCAAAACGAATAAAAACCTCGCCCCCTCAACACAACCAAACAAAAGGTACTACTTCTGCAATTCGATAGCACATTCGGGACGGAGGATTCCGTGACCCATAGCGTACTTCGCAATGAAAAGAGTTCCTTGACGTTCCATCTGATACTCAGACTCGGTAGCGAGATCTAGCAACTTGACGGTTCCTACTGCGGATGGGTGAGCAACGATACCAAGCGAGTTGGTGAAGTTACCGTTGTATCCGCTTCCACTTCCACCGAACACATCGTTAGATGCGGCTCCGTCGCCTGAAGAGACTGCGGACAGATCGGTTGAAGGGATGTGAGTGGACTTGAAGATATTGATACCAGCCACTTGAGGAACAGTTCCAGAAGCGACAGATCCAAGACCTCCAACGTCTTTGTTAACTGCGGAAGATCCGATTACCAATCCGCCAGAACCACCAGTGATGAGCTTGTAGTACTCTTGTGGACGAAGTACGCAGAAGCGACCGTCGGAAGGTACGTCATTCTCATCAAGCTTTTGAGCGGCGGTAAACAACGCGGCAACAAGCTCGGCTCCAGTTGGATCAGAGTTGTCGGAGTCGTCAGAACCGTCACCAGGTGTTCCCATCGCGTTAGCGGATACGTCAAGTACGCCACCAACTTTTCCACCTGTTACGCCAGGAGTAGCTTCGCGGGCGGCGGCGATGAATACCTTTGCAATCGCGGTATCAAAGCGTAACGCCAATGCTTTACCAAGCTCGGAAGCGTAGACGGAGCGGATGTCGTAGTGATTCTTAACGTCGTCGATAGAAGCGAGGAATGTGGAAGCAAGAAGAACATCGTCAATAGTGATGACTTTTTCGTTCTGGTTAATCTTACTTAAATACCCTGCGCCTGCGTCGGCGATGTTTTGACCAGGACTGTAGTAATCGGCGGAAGCAATCCCAGTAACAGGGAATTGAGCGCTCTTACCGTTCTCGATGGTACGGATGGTGTGAAGAGGTTTAAATATGTTGTTCTCTTCAAACGTGGTTAGAATTTCGCCAGCAAATTTCTTCAAGAACAATGCGTCTACATTGCCTGCTTGATTAATCTGACCGACGCGTGATGGATCAGTAGCTCCATTAGCCATAATTAGTGTCTCCTTATTTTAAGGGATTATTGTTGATGTTAGTGATTATTAGTCGTCGCTTGTCGGTCAGTTGTCCCGCGCACGGGGCTGTCGTTTGCTTCGTCTAAAGTGTTAGCGGCGTCCTCCAGGTGTGAAGTAAAAGCCCACGATCATTGGCAACACGACTGTCGCTTGAAAGAGCGCGATATGTCCTGTTGTAACGACCATAGGGGCTTGTGCCGCTTGAAAAGAGATGAGTCCGAATAAGAGTTCGTTGCGTCCTTCTCCAGTGATGTTGCTGAAGGTTGTAAGCGGGACGCTGGGATAAAGGCAGGTTGCGCATGTGATGAAGCTGAGTGTGCCCATTCCGATGAGTGCGAGCATCCGCCTAGTAGCGCGAGTAAAAGCGCCGCCTTCGCCGCTGTTGAGACTCTCTTGGAATTTAAGTGCATACTCATTGTTTCTTGCTTCACGTGCCATTTCTATTTCGAACTTCTGTTGACGTGAATCCGACATCATACCGAATACGCCTTTTAAAACGCTTCCCATAGCGGCGCTTCCACCGCCTGTCAGAAACAACGTCAACAGTTCGAACACGATTGTTAAATATCAGATACAGCCAGTCGGCGTTCTACTTCGGCGTGATACGCTTTGTCCCCGCTTTTATAACGTGGGTCTTGCATAGCTCGACTGACTTCCTGCATGGATTGATACGGCATAGTAGAAGTACCTGTGGTGTTGCCTGTTACAAGCTTTGGCCCACTCGATCCTACTTCCGCTTGGTAGCGCGCGTGTAAACCTCTAACGGCGAGTTGTGCCTGTTCAACTGAACCTTGGTTTACTGCTTCGTTAAATGCGTTGAACTCGCTATCGGATAGAGACTTCCCTGCCCATTCTGCCATTGCGTCGTAATCGCCGTTAGCGGCGGACTTAATAGCTGTCTCTTCTTGGGCGGTAATAGCGGCTTGACCAGCGGCATAACGATCTACCAGCTCACGACTGATACCCGCTTTAGCTAGAGCTTCATACGTATCATCAGTAAGCTTGCCTTCGTTCTCTGCGAACTCGACAGAAGCGTCGGTAATAAGCGTCTCAACAGGATTGGGTTCGGTAGTAGGTTCGGTCTCGTTAGACGGTTCTTCTTCTACTTGCTCCTGTTCTTGTTGTTGGTCTCCCTGTCCCATCTTTGATTCAAGTTCTCCGTAAGCTTTTGCGAGTGCTTCTGCTGACTCAAACTTCTCTGGTAACCATTCTGGGCGTTCTTGCTGTGCTTGAGGTTCTTTAACCTCCGTTGCTTGCTGTTGATCGGGTTCAATCTCGCTGGGTGCTTTTTCGTTTATCTCTACTTTCTGATAGTCTGCCATGATGTCGTTTATTGTTCACCTGTCGGTTCTGGTTGTTGTTGTGCTTGCTGAGACATCGCGTTTATAGCGGGGCCAACAGCGGGCGCTCCAAGCTTCATCATCATTTCCTGTTGCTGGGCTTGTTGCATTTGTTGTTGAAGTTCTTCTTCCGATTTAATCAATCCTTCGGTCTCGATTCCTAAGGCGGTTGCACGGCGTTTGAAGTAGTCTCCTACATTAACGTACTGAGCGACTGCTTCAGGGCCTACAACTTGATTAGCTCCCGCCAGGAACATGTCCAATCGATTAAGATCATTACCGCGTCCAAGCGCTTCAACGCCTGTAACAACGGTAGGTTTAACGATGTCCTTGGGGAGCTTGGGCAGGCGATCCCTCTTGCTCATACGATCCATTAATCGCGTTACAAGCGGGAGTTGAAACTCCTGACTAAGAATTGAATACAGCCCGCCGAGAGCCGCTTCAAGTTCTTGCGATAACATTCGTATTTCCTCGGCGGTAACTCGTTCTGCGTCTCTAACGACGTTGCTGTTTAAAAGAAAGGCGTGACTAAGGCGGTCTTGAATCTGAGCCATAACCGTCTGTGCCACTCGAAAGTCGTTGAACTTGTTGAGTTGTAAGACAGATACATCACCTTCGGTTCCTTGGACGATTGCACCGTTAGGAGCTTCCGCCAATGTACGCGCGCGTGTAGTGCCGTTTGGATTGACCATGAACAGGACTTTAGCGGCGGCGGCACTGCCTTCAACGATAGCCTTAGTCAATGACTCAAGACTTTTAAGATCCCCAATGTACTCTTCTACGAACCCACGACCGTAGTCCTCGCCGTCTATACGCGTGTATCTCAGCGGTAACCAAGGCGACTTGTCGATAGAATACGATCCTTTTGACTCTTCAATGACGATGCCTTTGACATCTTGTTGTACATCAAACTTATCACCGTTACGTACAATCGATGTATACAGGTCGCAGTTGTTGTCCTTTGATTCTTTGTAGACTTCTTGTCGTACTTCTTCGGGAAGCATGAACGGAGCAACAGTCTCCTTGACGGCGATATGTGTGACGTTCCCCATCGCATCACGCTTTACAACGTAACGGTCAGGACGGAACACTCGCATACCGCCGTCGTCGGGGAGATAGAGCAACGTGTTTCCTGTAATTAAAAGATTCTTTAAGGCTTCGAAAACGCCGACTCTAAACGCCTCTACTTCGACCTCTTGAGATACAGCGCGTTCTACTTCGCTTAAAGCTTTCTCAAGATCGGTGCGTAGTTGTTCGCCGCCTTCTTCACCCATCTCTGCTTTCGCTTTCTCAAGCTCATAACGGTCGATGACCAGGCGAAAGAAAGGCGCATTAGGCGGTAGTAAAGCGAGGAGTAACTTCGATGCTAGGTTGTTTACACCACGCGCACCAATGCCTTGATACGGCGTGTAGTACTTCGTGTGAGGGCCGTGTCCATCGGGCGGTAAGACATACGGAATAGTTAATTCAGATGAAGTTCTACCACGATCAAGGAACGTCCAACGCGAGTTCTCTAACTGCGTGTAAAGGCTTTGAGCCGTTTCGTATTGCATCAGCTAAGTCCTTCGCTCATCCACTCAGGGCCACTCAAGATGTTTAGTATCTCTTCGTGATTGTATTCCGTCTTACCGAGCAGAAAAAATGGTTGTGTGCCTTCGTACTTAACGAATGTTTTTGTACCGTCTAATGAGTAACGAAGTGTGTTGATGTTATTTTCTATTACGCTATCGAAATCAACATTAGAAGCTTCCGATGCGTCTATAATTACATAAGTTCTATTATTCATCAGGATGGTACGGTTGTGCTAATAACTGCATTAGTTAAGGTTAAGTCTTTTAAAGAAGAACCGTATCCGACATCAGTTATAGTTGATCCTGCTCCGCCGTCTGAATCCCCCATACGCCACCAATGATCAGGGCTTAATGTACTTAAATCATCTGGAGTACCTAAACTGCTATCGTAGATAGAACTCAAGTTGGATGTTTGATCGGAGAACCATAAAGCAACGTCATCTATGTACCCATTCCAAATTTGACCTGGGTAAGTAGGAAAATCTCCTCCAAAATATTCGAGACTAACTGTAGCCGTTTTATTAGTAACTGACCTTCTAGAGGTTCCATCTATATAAATATCTATATTATTTGAGGAATCTCTGATAACTGCAAAATGATACCAAGTAGTACCGTCTCTTGCTATGGTCACTCCTGAAGTTGTTTGAGTACCGCCGAATCCTTGCATAGATAAATTCGATCCATTCATATAGAGAACTATATCCCCTCCTGAAATTTCTCCTAATAAAACCATAGCTGATGGAGAACTATTATCGCACCTGAACCAACCGCTTATAGTAAAAGCACCACTCAAACTAATAGGAGCCGATAGTCGTCCATAATCCCCAGTAGCGTCAAAGTAAGCAGAGTAGTTATTGTTAAAACCCGGAGTTATAGTTGAGTCTTTATTCCATTCATTCCATCCCGTACCGTCCCACACTAGGAGTTTTTTGGAATCTGTTTCAAAGTAAGATTTACCTACATCACCCGTTCCCAAAGTCGGACGGGTTGTTGAAGTTGTTGAAGTTAATGTACTCATTTTATTTGCTAATCTTGATTATATACTGCCCATTTTAATCCATCATAAACATACAACTTATCGGTGTCTTTTGCGTGGACGATGGTGTAGTCAGGTGCGTCCGTTTGATCGATAAACTCAGACTCGTTGTCGAATACTTGGATGGTTGGGAATGTTAAGGAATCATCGAATACAGAGGTAAATGTAGGACTAGCTACTACGCCCAATCCGAATGTAGGAAGAACGAACATCTGTTAAGCAGAAGTATCGCCAGCAAGAACAAAGGTATCAGCAGCGTAAGCAACTATACTTGCTACTCCGTACTGAGCATTGGTCTTAGTGTGGGACTGTCTGTTGTTGATGGTAGTTCCTGAAGCACTGAACGATACTTGACCTGCTCCCTTTTGTACGAAGCTGCAATTAAACCCCGCTCCCAATCCGCTTGGTACTGTGACAGTTACAGCAGAAGCATTATCAAGTACTACTACTTTACCGTTATCTCCAGCTACTAATGTATAGGTGGTTCCTGTTTGATCGTTGATCGAAGCGTCAAATCCTTCGATAGCAGTTCCATCAAAGTTACCGTCTGTTAAATCACCAGCTGATACGCTTTGTAAGTAGCTGCTTAAGTCTTGGTCACCTGTATTCGTTCCGCTTAAGTTACTAAGGTTCGTGATGTCGGATGCAGTAACAAACTTGTGGGTGGTTGAGGTATCGTCGATGTCGTCGGCATCCAGTACTACTGCACCTGTTGCTGTGTTGACACTTTGTACGGGAGCTTGCCCCATTAAATTCGTAACGGTTACTTTCTTTGTGGTAGGTGTACCTGATACGTCGTCTACCAGTGCGAGTAAATCGGCTCCCTGTGGACTGGTCTCTTCGGTCAGCTCTGTTATCTTTTTATTAGCCATGTTTATTCAAATAGTATTATATCGTTAGCTTCTGTAGTCATTGGTTCTCCTCCTTCGGTGAAGATAGCTCCGTCTATAACGGGCGTTGCATCCGTGGGTACATCGAATCCATAAAGCTTCTCAAACGCAGGGCGAACCAAAGCGTTTGGAAGACCGTCAACGATACCGCTGGGTTTCTTCAGTTCAGACGGAAATGTAATCGACATTACAGCGAGTCAGTAGTTCCTGTTGCGAATACGCTTATAGCGCCGTTAGCAATTGGATCGACCTTTGCACGGATCTTTTCGTAGTGACCGTGGTCGTCTCTTATTACTTTGTTACCTACGGCGGTGACAGCTTCGCTGTGAATGGTTCGCCAGTCAGCGCCTATATAAGCTTGTACATCTACAGTAGCGCTCGTCGAAGTTGAGGCTACGGTAAACGTCCAGCCTTTCGAGCGTTCAACGCTGAAGGACGAGCCCGTCGAAGCGGCGGTGACACCGTCTGCGAGCGTGATCTTCTGGAGTGATTTTAACATAGTTAGTCTTTCTAGTTTATTAGTTACTTAGGTAAATTAACACCTGTTCCTTGGTAGTTACCGCCCATCGAGGGACGTGTAAGTTGTGCAGTTCCACGGCGTCTACGGCTCTTACTTCCTTGACGCTTGTTAGCGGGCTTCGCTACCGCCGCTGTTTGCATAGGCGGAGGAGGAGACGCTGGACGCGGTGGAGGATCTTTAGGTTCGGGAACGTCAGGAGCTATGCACATAATAGTAATTAATCTTTCGGTGTGATGAGTGTCGTATGTTGTTCATCATAAACGTCTATGAGAAACTCAACGACTTGGCGGCGTCCCACTTTTATCCATATGTCACGGTCGTCATCCTTGGGATCAGGACAGCGAGAAGGGAATCGGTCGTCTAAGACGTCGATTAAATCCTTGCTTAAATCGGGAAGTTTTCTTTCGATAGGGACTGCCACTTATACCCCCTCTAATGGATCAAACGGATTAGGTCGAGCTAAATCTTCACTTAATTCACCAGTTACTTTGTGCATGATTGCGCTGTACTTTCTTTTCTTTTGAGCGTCCCAACAGTCAGGCATCCATAGATTCTTTATCTGTTTCCACCTGTGATTGTAGTTAACATTACGCATTAGATACGCCATCCAAGCGTTCATAAGCGCGTCGTGTTCGGTTAGTCCCGCCTTTGTATACGCCGCCATTACCGTGTCCCAAGTCGCACCGTCGTTGTCTAACATGCGCACGGCTCTTACTGTTCCTATTCCTGGTACGCCTTTGTATCCGTCAACGGGATCACCCGCTATGGTTTGCATAAGGTGATACTTATCAGCATCTTCCGTCGATACTTCGTGCATCTCATCGCGATTAAAGTCGTAGAAGTTACACGGTACTGACTTGAAGTCTTTATCGATTGATACAATGATCCGTCTGTCTTGGCGATTAGGACGTTCGGTAGCTAGGATAGAAAGAACATCGTCTGCTTCTAAGTTAGGATAGGTAACAGTTCCGTATTCTTCGGTCATCCAATCCCGAATAGGACTAAGACCAATCGGTGCAAACTTAGACCGTCTGTTCGCTTTGTATTGCGGGTTAAGCTTACGACGGAAGTTATTCTTATCGGATATAGCTAGGATGAAATCATCAGCGTCTGTCTTGCGTTTAAACATTTCCAAGCGTTCGACTATCCAGTTCTTAGCGAGAGATAGATCGGTATGTACCGTCCATAGTTCTTCCTCCCATTGAATGTTAGCTTGTGCGGTGAATGCTGATTGGTACGCCAGTACATCGGCGTCTATAAGTAATGTCGTTTTATTCATTTGTTGTAATAGATACTCCAGTTGTTTTGGTATGGTTTGAATCGTGATTGGCTTGGTTTGTCGGGGTATAAGCGAATGGTTTTGCCTGTTACTTTATCGCGAGGAAGCGTCCACCACTCCTTTAGCGGAATAATATAAATAGCTACCACATCAACACTGTCGGGCATTGCGGCCTTATTCGCGCTCCCTGACGCTGTGTTTACGTTGTAGCTGTTGTTCTCTTTGTAGGATGTGGATTTAACTTGAACCTTTAGATCACCTGCGGGGCAATGAACGATGAAGTCCCAAGGCATAGGTGTCGTCGTTGGGTGTGGTTCGAAGTCTCGTTCTAAGCATTCGGCTATGAATAACGTTTCAGCTATCCAACCTATTCGCTGTGCGTTTGAAGAGGGCATCGTACATCAATGTGTATCCGCCCAGTTCGCTCCTATCTTGTACTCTCCATCTAGCGGACATCGCATCTTCAATACTTCTCCCGCCTTTTGAATCGCCCTGACAGCGCATTCTCCGTAGCTCTCGCTATAGTCAGGTAGTACCTCGGCTTGGAACTCGTCGTGGATGTTCGCCACAAAAGCGTATTCCCTGCCGATGGCTAGACCGCTGGCAGTCAGGTGGTTATGTAACAGGATCAAAGCTTGCTTCATCACCACGGCTCCAGCGCTTTGTAACAGCGTGTTCAACGCCGAGTGTTCGGATCGTATAGGTAGGATGCGTCCGTCTAATCCCTTTAGGAATCCGCTACGCTTTACCTTTTGTTCGACCGCTTGCTTCAATCCATTCAACGCTGGTAACGACGCTAAGAACTTACGCTTCAACAACTTACCTTCGCGTGAAGAACCGCCGACGATCTCACCAATCTTTGCGTCCCCTGCCCCATATAAAAATGCGTAAATAAACGTCTTAGCTTGGTCACGTGTTTCCAATCCCGCCGCCGTTTGGTTCACGGTATGGATGTCACCTGTCAGTAGTTCCTGTGCGTATTGACCGCCGTCAAAGCCCGCTAGGTAGTGCGCTAGCATACGCAGTTCAAGACCGCTGGCATCGCACCCGACAAGGGCGTATCCGTCGGACGCTTTGAACAAGCTTCTACACTCCGTACCATACGGCGCCCGAACGGCGGGGACTTGAGCAACGTTAGGATAGCTATGAGTACAACGTCCCGTGACTGCGCCGTTGGTGTTTACCCGACCGTGGATACGTCCGTTCTTAGCGAGCTTTAACCATGCGTTGTCGCCTTCAGCTAACATGCCTAATCGTTTCACAACCATCAGATACTCAAGGAGTTGGTCAGCGGATGGATGCTTTACTGATTTAAGCACGGCTTCATCGATCTTAGGTTTACCGTCAGGCGTGAAGTGAACGGGCTTCCATCCAAGTTCTTTCAATCGATCTGCTATCTGATCCCTACTTCCTGGGTTGAACGGTATGGACTTAGTCTTGTTGCCTAGTTTAGTCGCCTTGTTAGCGAGCGCTTGGGTCTGTCCTTCGTCCTTTAACATGCGCTTTAAAGCGACCTTGGTTTCGCCGAAGTATTCTTTACCGTCGATCTTTACCAAGTACCCGCTGGGTGTCTTCATCTCTTCAACAACAGGCGGGAATGTCTTCTGTAATTCATCGGTCAGTTCAGCGCGACGTGATGTCAATGTCATCGCTAGGTCTTCAGCTTTCGCTTTGTCAAACGAGATCCCACGGAACTCTTGCGCTCTCATCAACCGTGCAAACGCATGTTCGATGTTAAGCATCCGTGTGTCAGGCTCTTGTTCACGTAGGTGCTTGCCGATTCCAACGGTGACATACACATCTGCTTCACAGTATTCCTGCATCTCAGGTGTGAACTTATCAAACGCTCCTTCTTGTTCGCCGAAGTCGAGCTTGAACACGCCGCCTAATCGGTGTCCCCACGCCTTTAACGAGTGACTACCGATCAGTTCCTTCGGGTAGTTCTCCCGTGCTATGTCGGTGCTACGGATGTCGCTGTGTACCGCACGGCTGGTGACAAGTGTATCAAGGATGCGTGCCTGTGGTGACCAGTTGTACAGCTTTTGAAGCGCGGGTATATCGAAGCCTATGACGTTGTGACCAACGATTGTATCGGCGTTATCAAGCTCGTTTAAACCTGTAGGTATACCGTCGTATCCATCGGTGTTGCTAAATGTAACAGTCTTCTGCATCACGGGATCGAAGATACTCAAGCAATGAACGGTGTGTAGATCGCTGAATGTTGAGAAGTCTTCAAGACCGTTTGTCTCGATGTCGAAGTACAGAGTTTTGTTTGGTCTATTCATGTAGTTTAGAACGGATGATTCTCACCCATCGCTTGATCGTTATTAAACATAGTTGCATTAGTCTCATTTAATCTTCCTGTCTTTTGATCGAAGTGTAGTGTCCCTGCTAGTCCCGTCTCTCCACAGAAACGGTTCTTCAGTACGCGTAGCCTCGTTTGGTTAGAGTCGGCTTGATCGGATTGTTGGTTTCGTTCCAACCCAATCACCATGTCCGACAGTTGTGGTATGGCGTGTGATCCACGGAGATGAGCGAGGCTTGTTACCTCTCCCTCTTCGTGTCCCTTGCCAGGTGGTCGTTTAAGATGACTGACTAAGACCATCCCGCATTGCGTCTCTTCGACAAGCGATCTTAGACGGGTCATTGTATTGTCGATCAATCGACGTTCGTCGTCGCCGTCAAAGCCGCTGACTACAATCGATAGATGGTCTAGGAAGATCCACTTACAGCCCAGTCCTTTGCATAGGTATCTGACACGGTTAAGTAGATTGTCGCTGTCACAACTTCCGAAGTGATCGTAGGTAAAGAAGCGTCCGTTCCCTACCGTCTCTTCGAACGATGGGCGTAGCGCCTCATGGTGGATGTCTTGTTCAAGATGTAACTGTCTACCTTCGTGCAGTCCCATGATGCCAAGAGCCGTGCGTCTGACGCTCTCTTCAAGCGCGATGTAACCGACTGTCTCTCCCTGTTGTAACAAGTGGTAAGCTACCTCACGACAGAACAGAGACTTCCCAATCCCACTACCCGCGCAGATCGTAACGAGTTCTCCTCGGCGTATACCATGCGTCATGTTGTTCAAGTTGTCGTAAGGGTACGGTTGAGACTCGGCGTTGTTTACCTCGACTATCTTGTCCCATAGTTCTTCCGCTCCAACGATTCCATCAGGGCGATAGTCACGCGCTTGCCAAACGGCATCGACTAACTCCTTTGTACGGTTGGCAACGACCATATCGTTTGGGTCTTTGAGTGGTAGCTCCGCTATCTTCGCCCGTCCTGGGGTCAGTAACGCCGCACATTCAGTCGCTCCCTTGCGTCCGCTGTCGTCCATATCAAACATGAAGACAACTTCTTCAAAGCGTTCTAACCAATCGAGCGCTTGAGCGACGTGGTTCTTCCCTGACTGAGCGCCGTGAGGAATAGAAACGACAGGCCATTTATGTTCGAACGCCTGTGATACAGACAGAGCATCGATCTCACCTTCGGTTACAACGACGCGTCTACCGCCGTCCCTCCATAGATGTTGACCATACAGTCCGACTAATTCGCCTCGTACTTTGAAGTCCTTGTTTGCAAATCTAATCTTCTGACCGACGAGTTTGCCGTCTCGACTTCGGTAGTTAGCTACCTGTGCTTGTTCTCCGTCTACCCAAGCTATCTGATAACCCCACTTCTTGCATGTAGCTTCCGTGAGATTACGTCTATTGATAGATGCGTATTCGCCTGTAACAAACGTAGGTGGTGGTTTGTTTATATCCATATTCGTTTTCGTTGTTGTTGTGGTTGTGTTGTCCGTTGGGAACGTGTGTTCACCGCACGAGAAGCAATGCGTTTGTCCGCTTATGTATTCGGATCGGGCATCGCTACTACCACAGGATGGACAACGCGTGTGGACTTGCGTGTATTCAGCCATGATTTTGGTATCGTTTTGTCACAATATTTAATGCCTTTCTTTTCGCACCACATCGCGTAGGTAGTCTTGCTACCCTTGCGAAGTTTGTTCGATGCGTTTTGAAAGCAAAGACGGACGTCGAGTTCGGGATGTTGTTCACGAATCAGTAGATGTTTGGTTCGATCCTCGCTCGTCCATAACCCTTTAGTCTCAATGATGATCCCGTTAGGTAGGATGAAGTCAGGCGTGTACGTTGACATCTTCATGAACTCAATCTTCATACATTCGTATCCGAACTCGACGCCGTTCCGCCTTAAATAGTTGGCGGTCTTTGCTTCGAATCCAGAACGAAAATTAGAAGTCCGCCGTGAGGGGCGTTGCTTCTTTCTCTTCCGCATTATTATCGTTGGTAGGTTGGTCTAGGGTTTGTTCGAAGGTTTCTCCTCCGTGTGTGTATCCCGTTTCTTCCGCCGTGAAATTATGCGTGGAAGCCGCTTCGCTCTTACTTGGCTCAATAAGTTTTAAGATTTGCACAGCTTGCGGCTCTAGTCTCACTCCAAAACCACTCGTAGGAACATAGTAAAAGTAAGGTTTAATCCCTATCTTTATCTCACTTCCTGCGCCTATGATTGGCTTGTTTGTCTTGATAGGAAGTGCGTCTTTATCGAAAAGGGCAACGCTTAATTTATACAGTTCCTTTGTATCTTTTCTAATACCTCCGCCTTTCATCTTAGTGTCGAGGTAGTGATTACCTTCGTTATCTATTTTAAAAGGCGAGGTGTCTGTCTTCTTAACTTGCTTACCTTCTCGACGACATATTTCATCGTAGGCCTTTTCATACTCAGGCTGTATCGCCACTTTGTAAGCGTTCCAATCTTCTTCAGACAGCACAAGCTCACATCTATAAGTGCCATGAACTGGGTCGTCGTATTTTCCGCTAGCGGGTTTAGTTAAATAGCACCAACGTGCTTTACCTTTAGGTGTTGTTATTGTTTTCATATTGTATCGGGTCATTACAGCGCTCCTACGCTTCGTTTTATTATGCGAAGAAATATTCCGAACCCAGCACCTCAAGTGGATCGAGCGATCCGTAAGGAGGTAGGTCAGGAAGTTCCTTCTCGGTTTGTGTTGAGATCTCATCCTTGAATTTAAGAAGTAGATCAGGTTGAAAGATTTCGGATGTCGCTTTACGCACAAGAACGCCGAGCTTGTCGCAGTTGGTAGCGTGTGTAGCGAAGCTGTCGTGTACCATCGCCAATGAATGGATGCCTTGTTCCTTCGCATACACCGCCGTTTGTTGGGCGACTGAAGCGTCAAGGCTATGGACAAAGTTCGGACTGACTCCGTTTGCCTGACGTCCTTTATCAACGGTGTCTTCTTCCGCTGTCCAACGGACGTAGCAAACGCGCTCCCCAAGGATGGTGTTAATGCGTTGGGTACGCGTGTTCATGTACCATTGCTTGACGCGGAAACCCATCGGTGTGTGCCATATAACAGGCTTCTGTTCATGTCCGAGTACACGGGCGGTCTCTTGCATCCACTTCATCACCGCATTAGGACGCTTCAAACACTCGTTCATCGCGCTCCAAACGAGACGACTAAGATAACCAATGGCGATAGGTGCTTCGTATCCAAACGGATCGAGGTTATCTTTCAAGCATTTCTCAGCGTACCAATCAGCGACGTACTCACGACAGGAGTAACGTGTACCACCGTATGGTTTGACCATGACTGGACGCTTGGTTGTCTTACGATCTACTCCAAACTTCAGCCATGCTGATGCCACATGATCGCCTTTCTTGGCGTCTTCAAGTAGCAGTTCATTCACTCGGTCACTTACAAACTTGTAGAGATCGGCGGGAACGTCGGTAGCAGTGACGTTGGTTGCGGCTCCGCCGATCTCATCACGTCCCAACAGGCTTAGTAATTGAATACCATTGTTGGACGCGTCCATTGCGCATGGGAGGCGTGTTTTAAAACCACGACCGCCACAAGCAAGCATGTCACCCCACTCAAAGCAGAAAGCTAGAAACTGCCAGGGTTTATCTGCCGCTTGCCACCAGTCGTTGGTCTTAGGATCGGAGTATACTTCATGTATCTCCTTCTTTCTCTTATGTACCCACTCAACTCGCTCATCAAAAGTGATCTTGTCGTTACCGAAACAGTTCGCCCCGTGTATCGCCAACCAACGGGCGTCTATCTCTGGCTTGAACATCGTTTCCGACTCGCTGAATAACAGCATGGACTTCGCTAGGTCTGTACCTTGAGGACTCAGGAAGTAAGGAACGGGATACATCCGTCCACGAAAGTCGATTTGATGGGGATAATAGAAGTGTTTACCTGCGTACTTCTCTGCCATCCACAACGTCTTGATGATGTGTAAGCGTTGGCTACGCATGGAAAGATTAAGGCGATGAACAGCGGACGCTTTCCTACCGTACTCCTTACGTGAGTCCTTATCTGTCTCGTACTTCTCCAACCACACGGGTAGCTCGTAGTCTTCACGCCTGCACATCTCCCCGATCTCACGGTTCGTGTCCCACGCCCATCGAGCGACGTCCATAACGCGGTCATTTACCGTCCACTTGGTCGATTGTACGTGGTTAACGGCGTCTACTACCGTGGGCATGTCCTTGAACTTGAGGGATCGTAAGTGATCCATGTCGTAGGACTTCACAAATGTTAACGGTGGAAGCCCGTCTGATACGCTGTAACCACCTTTCCAAACAGACGTCCAGTTGTTCGGGCTTTCCACCGTTGGTAACCACAAAGGTCTAAGCACTTCGTTATGCTCGTTGTACTCCTGTATCCATTGGAACAGCTCATCCGTTGCTGACACGTGGTACACGGTACGAGTCGGGTTCTCACCGATCACTTTAAACATGATTAAATGTGTTGTGGTACGGATCAGCTCCAACATCCACGTACCCATCGAGACTTTCTCTTTGCGTGTCCATGCTCTCCACGCTTTCATGTTTCCCTTCTTCGTCTCACCACGTGTGTGCCTTTTGTACGCCTCTGTCTTCGCTCGATACGAACGGTTAGCGTGTTTCTCAATATCGATAGCGGCGTAGTGAAAAATCTCAGGGCTTTCGTCCCGTAACTCACGCAGTCTTACCTCGTCTTCGATGTACGAACAGATGCGAATAGCAGACGATACAAGCGGACGCTTCTCACAGATGCCATCAATCACCGACTTCATCGAGAGCATGGCGATTGTCTCTGGCTCAACGTCCCATATCAAAGGCATCCAAAACGGGATGGCATGTGGGTTCTTGCGGTGGTATTCGAAACGCTTTTCAAGCTCCGTTATAAGGATAGGTAGCTTGCTCCGTAGGATGCGTTGTCCATACGGTGCTTCCGATTCTAAACCGCGTTCACGGGCGGACTGTACCTTACGTCGGTAGCGGGCAATGCCCTGATCTACCATCTCTAGGTTAAGCTCTAGCTGATCCATCGTTTCTGTTTTTGTTTGTGGTTGTGGTCACGACTTGGTCACGTCGCTACGCCCTCTAACGAGAGGTTCAACGGACATTATGTCAATTAAATAGTTGTTATATTTGAAGAAGTTAGTCGTGACTCGCGTGATTAGTCTTGATAAAGGCTCATTCCTAAATCTAGCGTGTCTACCAATTTCACCACGCCCGCAGTCAGCAAACACCCGTAACAACAAGGGTTTAGGTCGAGGGGAATTATCAGGGTTGGTCACGTAAGTCACGACTTTTATCTCTATTTGGTCATGCTGTGGTCAGTCGTTTCCAATACATCCCTTGCGGTTTCAAGGTTCTTTGGAGCGATCTTCGCATAACGTATTGTGGTACTGATTGATTTGTGTCCAAGGAACTCCTGGATCACACGTAAATCGATACCTCGTTGGACGAGTCTGGACGCACACGTATGACGAAGACAATGCGGAACAAACTCCTTGTCATGTCCTAGTCCAAGCATGTGTTTCATCGTCTTCCAACTGTGGTTGAAGCTGTCCTGTGTAAACGAGAACAAAGGTAGCTGACTGTCAGGCTTATGATGTCGGTTAAGAGCGTCCATAGCACGACTAGTAAGCGGTACAGATCGGGACTTACCATTCTTGGTATCCCACAGGTAGATGACACGAGCTTCTGCATCAACGTCACGTCCACATAACTTGAACAACTCACCTGTTCGTAAGCCTGTGTCCACCAACACCTTACAGAAGTCAGCGACCTCATCGCGTCCAATCTCTTCGAACTTGGCAAGCATCGCTTGTTCTTCAGCCTCGTTTATCCAACGCATACGTCCTTCGGGTTCACGCTTGCGTTCAATCACAGGTATACGGGCGATGTAACCGCGACGATAAGCGTGTCTCAACATCTTTGATAAGGCGGCAAGACGGCGATTAATCGTGCCGTTGCTCTTCCCGTCCCGCTCAAGCTGATACACAAGGTCGTCGATCACTCGCTCATCCACCTCACGTACTGGACGACTAGCTCCGAGCCGTAGGTACACGTCCTTGGCGTTTCTCCAAGCGGCTAACTCGCTCTTACTTCCCCGCCAATGTCGGTTAAGCACCTCTTCCGCTAGTTCCCGAAGGTTCATCACCACCGCTCGTGTATTTTCCACCACGTCCTGTGATATATCGATACCGAGCCGTACCTTTTCCTTCATCGCTCGTAGCCATTCGTCGGCTTCGTTGTAGGTCTTGAAGTGGGGACGTAATCTCACCCCGTTTGGTGTTCTCATATCGGCTTGAAAGCCCCGTCCCATTTGTCTTATTGCACCCATCTCTATCTCCTTTCGTTTTGGTGCGGGCGTCATCGGATTCTACGTGTGTAGACTCAAAGCAATCAACTAGTAACTGCGATGCCCGTATTCTTTTTTTGCGTCGATCTGTTGTGTCCTCGGCCTCGTCAATGATACCCATGTCTATGCCATCACGGATCGCACGGCGTGTTGTCTCCTCGCTGAACGGTGAACCTTTAACCACGCTCTTCACCGCGATTGAATCGTGTCCCTTGTAGTGGTGAAGAAGTAATCCGTTGGCGATCAAACGATGACACGTCGAGATCTTCACGAACGTCCGTGCTTGGTTGGTAGTGTCGTCAGTAAACGAACGCATGTAAGCGTCGAGGTACGGCACGATTTGATCGCGTTTAAGCATGTCTATGAATCTCCGAGGCGGGAATAAATCGAATCGTTATTGTGGAATCAAACGTAAATTTTACGTCTATTGTTTCCTGTACGGACTCCTCGCCCAGTACTCCTTCTTGACGGGTCGCTCACGCTTCTTTTGTGTACGTATAACGTCGGTTATTTTACCTTCCTCATCGTACACAAAGCGGTCGATCTCACACTTATTCCAAAAGCGGTCAAAGGCTTCCACAACTTCTTCACGTGTTGGAAGTATCGATGTAAAGTGTTCCCACTCGCCTTGCTTGTAGTCAGGGTCAAAGTCTATGTCGCTCATTATACCAACACCTTTCTATCGACGTCGGTTACGCCCGCTTCAGAGATGTGATTGTCGTTAGCAGGTGTAAAGTTCTTGCGATCTATCTCCCACACTTCCCCGCCAAGCTCACGTACCATCTTAGCCTCGTTTTCAAAGCGTAGATCGTCGATGACTATCGGATGATACTCCGTAAACATAGTGTCGGTTAGTGTGTGCTTCATCGCTCGTACCCAGATGTCTTGGTCGCCTGTATACTTAGATATTTCAACACGCCCCCACTCGGTTCCAAGCGTCTGTAAAAGGACACGTCCTGTGACGCCTAGGTGGGTCATGTCGTTCTTCTTGTCCCCGAACACGTACTCGTGCCCCACTAGGACTTTAAGCATGTGTTTGATAGGCGTAGCGAACGACAGCACAACGCCGTTTTCACCCGCTAAGAACTTTGCATAGGTTGATTTGCCCACGCCCTTGTACCCGCATAAAGCGATTAAACGTGGTTTGGATTTAGGTTGGTTACTCATAGTGTTCTTGTTCGATTACGAATGGTTTATTAATGCGTTCCGTCGTAGTACGGCGATTGCATGTACGAGGGCAAGTTATGCTCCTCATTGCGTTCTTGATGGCGTTCAAAAGCGTACCCGTCGTCGTCGCCATCCATTTCTTCTTCTTCGTTGTTGTCATAGTCTGTTTTTTCTACATGTCGGTTAATGTATTTGAAGTCCTTAGTGGTTATTTCTGTTCGCATGTTGTTGGTTGGTTGTTGATTAATAAAGAAAGTCGTTCCGATTCCGTTTTAAAACGATGACAGATCGCACACAAAACTTGGCATTTACTCAACTCCTCAAAGATCACTTTCCAGCTTTTCTTAGGTAAGTCACCTATTGAATAAGTCTTATCTTCCCTGTCCTTGTGGTCTAAATCCAAACCTAAAGGGTCGTCGTTATACCCGCATACACAGCATCCTTGAGAGCGTTTAAAAAGCGTTAGAAATGTTTTCTTCTTTTCTTTCTCTGACTTAGTGGTTTTAACACGTCGCTTTTCCAACGCTTCTTGAACCTGCATAAAGCGTGTCCTGTTGGTGTTATCACTCGCTACTACAGGCATTGTATAACCTTCGGTTTCAAAGCGTAGAAAACTTTCTGCTTCTTCATCGGTCATATCTGTCGTTCGTAGCTCTTTTCTCGCTTTATCAATACGCTTCTGTACTTCCTTGATCTCGTTGAAATGATTCATGTTGTTGGTTGTGTTGTTCTATTAGGTTGAATTGATCCTTGGGTGCGGTCGCTATCCACTCCCAATAATACTTCCAAGATCCGTCAGCGAACACGTATATAAGCTCGCCTTTCTTGGTGCGTTCTATCTTTGGTTGGACGTTTGAACGTCGGTTAGTGAATAGTCCTGTCTTAATCATCGTTGTTTTCTAGGTAGTGGTTGATTTCTTCACGATCCATAACGTCCACGTAAAGAGGTGTTCCCTCTCCCATGTACGCACAGAACGTGTTGAATGCTAGATATTCCATCGCTTCTTCTTCGGTCATATCGTCGTCGGTTAACACGCCAACCATTTTACGAGCGTTGTACACGACACGATGGACGCCGTTGGAATAGTTAAGACCGATTATAGCGTCGTCAAAGCCGTCGGCAAAAAGCGTCGCAGTCATAGTATGTCGTACATCCAAGCGAGGATGAGAATACCTGCGATCAGCAACGCTCCAAAAGTTATAAGGCTCATCACTTGGTTTCGTCGTTAAGCACAGCAACACGCACGTCATACTCGCGTTGAAGGTCGGTTAAGCGTTCCATAGCGGTGATGTTGTCGGCGATGCGAACACGTATGCGGTTGTAGTGGTAGATAAGAGCTTTGATCTCTTCCGTTGTGAGGTCGTGTGTAGGTGTCATACGTCGTAGTCGGTTGATTTGGTTATGGTTGCGATGTTCGCTGAATAGGTATGTTCGCTTGCGATTAAATATTTGTACTTACGCTTGGCGTCTTCCTCGTTATCAAAGACCTCGTAAAAATCATTGACGCCATTCTTGGTACACCAAGCTACGAGGTACTGAAGTTTGTTATTATCGTCGGTTAACATGTCTTCTTCATCGCGTACCTTCTCAAGTAAATCCAATAAGGACACGTAAGCGGAGTAGTAAGGATCAGTCTTGTCGATGATACCTTCCATCTCGTTGTACACGATGTAGTCGAGCGTTTTTAATATGTGTTCTGAAGTTTTCATAATCAGTCGTCCCATCGCATGGTTTCGCGATTGATCGTCAACACTTCAGCGTGTTCATAATCGCCCTGTTTGCCGTAGTTACACATAACATGGATGACTTCGTCGTCGTAATCGTAGACTTCTAAGTCACAATAGAAACCTTCGACTTTGTATCCTTGCGTGTTTTCTATGGCGTTTGTTTCGGCGTCTAACAGCGAACTGATAGACTGCGTTTCTTGGTCGGTTAAATCTGTCATGGATCCGACCATGTGAAATTCGGTTAAGTCGTCAACACCAAAGTCGGTTACTACTACGTAGTACTTTTTTCATACGACCACGTACACGTAATCAGTCTCGCGTTTTTGGGGGCGTTTTTGGTGCGGTTTTGGGGCGAGAAAAAGGGCGTGGAAAATGGGCGTATTTTGGGCGAGGAAAACGCGACAAAAATCGAATGAATGGCAGTGTTAACGCGGTAGACAGCGAAATGAGAAAAAACAAAAAAGTTTGACAAGATTGGAAAAATTCATTTCCTCGGATCCATTCTTATTATTAATCACAAATCAAATACATATATGAAAAACGAAAAATATAACGGATGGAACAACTACGAAACATGGAGAGTGAATCTCGAATGCTTTGACGCATGGGAAGGAAACTTAGAAGCCGATGAAGCACGCGAGATGATCGAAACGCTAATAGAAGAAGATACTAAGGAAGGTTTAGCACGCGACTATGCAATGGCTTTCATTTCCAATGTCGATTGGATGGAGATTGCAGAGCATTACAACGAGGAAGAAGAAGTTTAATCATGAAAGAAACAAATAAGATAAAGGACTTCATCTATGGCTACAAACTCACTGCCTTATGGAGTACAAACGATAACGATAAAACCGAGTGCGAATTTCTAGATGAAAGATTCTCAGTAGATGATTTTGACAACGATGCTAGAAAAGCGATTGAAAGCGATTGTTTAAAGTTCATTACATCTAACAAAGATGATCTAGAAACCTATTCAAACTCCATATCTTACAATATTCATGAATCGCTTTCCGCATGGGAAGTTGCAGGTCATGATTTTTGGCTTACTAGAAATGGTCATGGTGCAGGTTTTTGGGATCGTCTTGGACTAGCTGAAACGATTGGAAAGCGATTAAGCGATTCAAGCGAATCCTTTGGTGAATGCGATATTTATGTAAACAATCAACAAACTTTATCAGTATAATATGAAAAACGAACAAAATAACGAAGATATATTCCATGAGCCTAAATGGCTTACCTTATTTACATCCGCGATGCCTGTGCTGTTGCTTGGCTTTTGGATCGCGATATTAAGCTCTATCCTGTTTGGATTATGAAAATAAACAAAGACACGCTTTTAACTTGGGGCATATTTGCTTCTTTTACTGACGATAAAAACGCCCAAGAAAATGGCTATCATGGAAACGCTGATCAATACGAATTAGTTCTTCCAAGCGAAATCCAAGAAAAGATTTATGATTTGATCAATGAACATCTTGAAAAGGCAGAAACAATCGAATTACCTAATGACCTTCCCTACATCTTTGAATAAAATGAAAATAAAAAATACTTACGAATATCAATTTCCCTCATATGCTCTTTGTGCCCTTTTCAATGGCGATATGGATGGATTAGATAATGACGATATTGAATTGTTTGAATCGTTCATGGAAAGAAACAAGCAAATCGATATATGGGACGACAAAGAACCCGATCAAGAACCTTATTTCTGTAAATACCCAGAGTTTGGATTGGCGTGTGATGTTGTCGATTTAATCGGGATTGAATTTGAGAAAGAATAGTTAACATCTAACCAAGCTTTAAAGCCCGTCTTAACGCGATTGAGACGGGCTTTTTTGTGCCTATACATCTTTCCCTTACCTAAGTATTACAGGCGATTGGAAACGGGCTTTAAGCGGTCTTTACGGGCTTGTAATGGCTATTCTAGGGAGTAGGCAACGCGTTTAAACATCGAGGCAAAAAACACCTGTACAAACAAATATACAGGAAATCGATTGGCTATGTCATTAAATACGCTTGGAAACCTTGCAAATTGCGACTCAATCGCATGATTTACAGCCTTAATCTTTACCCTGGACAAGCTTAATTGATCTTTTATCCCTTGTGATCCCATAGAAATAAAGACTCTTTCCTGTACCTATTGACCATGCCATGACCATACAGAAAAAAGTGACCCTACCAAGGGGGTAAATTCGCCCCGCTCTATAACGTATACCCCTTCAGATTTTTGTAACTAAACCTTTTAGGGCGCGCTTGTTACCGCCGTTGTTACCGCCTTTTAAAGCGCCGTTCCCACCGCCGCAGTTACCGCACCCACAATCGTCGCAATCGTTCATA